GTGGAGGAATAATGAGTAATCAACATTTAAAATTGCAAGAGAAAACATGGGCTGAGTTAGATTATAAAATCGAAGAACAGTACCAAGAAGTGATGAGTAATTGTTTATATGAGGGTAAACCAATTACTAAGTTTAACTTTGAAGAAGTGGCAGAAGATAATGATTTCATAGACCACCAATTCACATACATTTTTGATAAACTAAATGCTTACTTTAATAGGCAAGGACGACTTACTCATGACGAGCAAGATGAACTAAGAAAATATGTAATGGATAAACTTTATAATTTTTTAGATGAAGATGTCCAAGAGCATAGACAAAATGAAAAACCAAGTGAAGAAAGTGAGGACAACAATGACGAAGTCTATTGGTGCTGACCCACGAATAATACATTGTGAACAAGCTATGAATGATTGTCGCCACCAAGCTAGAATGTTTAGGGTAAAAGGTGACACCAACAAAGCTCATTGGTATGAGATACAAGCTAACCACTATGAAGAAATGCTACTGCAAGGTAGAGAATATGAACCACTATTTTAAAAAAAGATAAGGAGTAATAAACATGACGACGAAAACTTTTAAGATAACAACTTATGGCACGGCAACTTTTGAGTATTATGTGGAAGCTAATACAGAAGAAGAAGCTGAAGAAAAGTTTAGTCAAGGGTGGGGTGAACCACACAATGACGGAATGCCTACTGATGTTCACGACGAAACAATAGAAAGTGTGGTGGAAGATGCCTAAAGTAATAGACATAAAATCAAAGAAGCCGTTTAAACAATCTAATAAATTGTGTGATGAACACCAAGCTGAATGGGTGTGTGATGAGTTACTTAAAACACTTAGAAAAGCAGAGAATAAAAAGATTAATCCATTTTATATAGCTATTGCATTAGCTGAAACGTGTGTCCATTACGTTCACGAAACTGCACCTGATACTTTATCTGCTCAACATTTATTGAATAGAGCCATAGGGTGTGAACTTGATAAGCAAATGGAAGAAAGATTAAAGGAGAATGAGTGATGACTAAAGAAAGATTTCTTGATACCCCTATTAAGTTAGGTGCTTTCAAAGATGGTGTAGCTGATGCCGTTCTTGAGGGTAATAGGTCAAGCTACCATATTGATCAGTATTCTTACAAACAAGGATATGACTTTGGGTTGGTAATGTACAATGAGTTTATGAAACTAAATGAAAAAGAAATTAGTAGGTTGAAAAAGAAAGTGGGGATTGATGACTAAAGACTTATTTGATTCACAAATATGTGAGGAGAATGATGACAATTAATTTGCTAAATAAATTATATATTGCTTGGTGCAAGAGAGAACAATTTGACGAGATTTTAAGTGCAGATGAAATGATTTGGTCTGAAGAAGTTCAAATGCCTTATCAAACTTATTGGTTGAGAAGATTCATTGAAATATGGAATAGAGTTGAGGATATTGAGAGTCAACGATATTGGAAAGGTAAGGCAAAAAATGGTTGAGCATTCTGATAAGCTGACATTGTTTGTAGTTGGTGTTAATTCAGATGAAAGGAGAAGTGAGTGATGACAGTTGAAGAACTAATAAAAAAATTAGAACACATTGAAGATAAATCTTTACCCATTAGGTTAGATACACCTAAGTTTGGGGATGATGACACTACAAACTATTGGCTAAACAATATTGAAGAATGGTCAACTGGTTCTAGTGGTTATCCAAACTGTGGTGAAGTTATTTTTATAGGAGATGAGTGATGACTAAAGACTTATTTGATTCACAAATATGTGTGGAGTGTGGTGAACCTTGCCACTTTGGTAGTGGTAGGTTTGTTAATAGATACCCTCGAGATGATGGTGATGTCGAGGGTTGGGTGTGTGGTTTCTGTGCAGTAGAAATCGATGCCATGATTGATGAGATGAGAGATGACTAAAGAACTCTTTGCATTATATCTAGTTTTCTCTACACCATCTGGTGTGGAGGAGAGGTTCGTTATGGAACGAGAGAACTGTAACAACCTAGAACCAATCGTTGAACAAGAGTTTAAACGATTGAATATTAATCGAGATGGAATAAACTCTGGACACATGTGTCTTGGTTGGAAGTTTCATCTTATACGACAAGGAGATAAGTAATGTATCAATGGAACGTAAGAGTTATTAAAACTCAATCTACCTTTGCAGAGTTTATTGTTGAAGCTAATACCAAATAAGAAGCTGAAGCTAAAATAAATCCTGAAAAAGATGTAACTGATGACCATTGGAACTCAGACATTGAAACAGATGTATTCATACAATCTGATTGCACAGAACGTATGGATAAGATATTGCCTGATCACTATGATAACCCTGATGAAAAGGAGGATAAGTAATGCAGCAACTTGATTTATTTTATGACAGATATAAAAGATATATCATTACCAATCAAAAAGATAACAACAAACTGTGGGTAATATGGGACGATAAAGAATCAAAAGAAACCCCTTATATTTTTACAACGGGTAAAAAAGCCGTAGAGTGTTTAAACAATACCTTAACTCAAGAGTGGTATTATGCTTGAAGTATATTTAATTACTTTTTGGTTAGAACTTAACGACAAACTATCTATGAAGAAGTTAGCACCTACTATTAATTGTAAAAGCACAGTAGAAAAGCTACGAAATAAATATAAGGATAGACCTGAACGATTAGTTGCAGTAAAATGTGATACATTAGAAACAATAAAACAAAAAAAGGAGATGTTTGATTAACAATGACACTAATACACAAGCATGACAAAGCTACATTTGTTACACACAACGACATAATTCTTGTTGGGTGTGGGCATATATTACTTGGTAATATTAAAACTAAATATGAAACATTAGTCAGAACATTTGGATCACCTGAAATGTGTCTAGGTTCAAAGACAATAGACTTTATATGGAGAATACAATACCAAGCAGATGATCTTCAATCTCAAATAGTCATACACAATCAACGGCTAGAGTATCAACCAATGATGACTGACTATCGTCAGATAAAAAATTGGTTGGTAAAGGGATATAAGAAACAATACTATCAGCAAACCATAGAAGAACTTAAAAACTATGGCTGATAAAGATAGTGTTGTTAATCCCAAACTAAGAATGGAGATGATTGAACAAGTGCTTGACGACTTTTTAAACAATCGTATTGATCGTGATATAGCAGAAATGAAACTATATTGCTTTGGTGCGAGTAACTATCAAGATCGCATTGTTGAGCTTGACTATTATCGAAAGATGAAAGCCAAGCACTCTGCCCCTGCTGATTCTGACGATTATTACAATTCTAAACCTTGTGATACCGAGTGAAATCATGAGCATTACTATCACCACTACTTCTAAAAAAGACACAAGTCGTGTATATATTATTAATAATATTATTAATAGTAGTAGTAATAGTAGTAGTAATAGTAGTAGTAATAGTAGTAGTAATAATATTATTAATCTATTTATTAATAATACTATTAATAATATTATTAATAATATTACTCCCCCTCAGAATCTGTCCAAATCCTATCATAGGATTAAACATCTGACAACCCCCTTGACTAACTTTTTATTCCACCCGATTTCCTTCCCCTTATACAATGGTGGAACATGGGGGTTTGTCTTATGTTTATTCTCAAGTTTTATCTCATGCTTGACGAGCCCCGAAAAAATATGTATAACCAATCGTAAATAAAAAAAGGAGTGACGATAATGAAACAAACAACAACTAACAAAAGTAAATTCTTACGACACAGTAAGTGTAACAACTGTGGATCAAGTGATGGACGAGCCATCTACGAAGACGGGTCAACCTATTGTTTCGTATGCAATACCTTTGAGAAACAAGGGACAGAAGCTGTGGACATAGACGATACATCACTATCACCATCAGTAACACAAGCACCTATCAATCTAACTGATAGACAAAGAGATGTACATCCACTTACAGATCGTAACATCTCACAGAAAACTGCTCACAGATACGGAGTTACAGCTACACTAAACAAAGATGGAGAGATTAGTCACCACCACTATCCATACTTTGATCGTAAGACGTTTAAACAAGTTGCCGTTAAAACTCGTAATGTGTCAGACAAGACCTTTCACTTCGAGGGTAATGGTGGTAACCAATGCATGCTCTTTGGTCAGCAATGTTTCAAACAAGGAGGTAATTATCTCACAATAACTGAGGGAGAATGTGATGCCATGGCAGTATACGAAATCTTTGGACAAAAGTTTCCAAGTGTAAGTATACGATCTGGTTCTCAAGGTGGGGTAATGGATTGTAAAAGAAACTATGAGTTCATTAACAGTTTTGAAAAGGTTGTGTTGTGTTTTGACATGGATGATCCTGGTCAACAATCAGCACGAGAGATAGCAGAGCTATTCCCACCACAGAAAGTATCCATAGTTAAAATGGATCTTAAAGACCCGAACGAATACCTATTCAATAATAAAAGACAAGAGTTCATAGACAGATGGTACAATGCAAAAGTCTATACACCTGATGGTATTGTTCTTGGTGAAGATACTTGGGATATCGTTAGCAAAGAAGATGAAATTAAATCACTACCCTATCCGTGGGAGGGTATGAATAAGATGACTTATGGTATGAGACTAGGAGAACTTTGTACCTTTACTGCCGGTTCCGGTATAGGTAAGTCAAGTATTATGCGAGAGTTAGCTTACCACATAATTAAAAACACTAAAGAATCTGTGGGTTGTTTGTTCCTAGAAGAATCAATAGAACGAACGGCTAAAGGTATTATGTCAGTACACGGATGTAAACCTTTCCATTTACCCACTTGTCAAACAACTAAAGAAGAAAAGAGATTATCGTGGGAACAAACTCTAGGCACGGGACGAATCAGATTGTGGGATCACTTTGGTTCAACAGAAATATCAAACATTGTATCAAAGGTTCAGTACCTAGCTAGTGGTCTTGATTGTCGTTACATAATACTTGATCACTTATCAATGGTAGTATCAGCTATGGAGAATGGCGACGAACGAAAAGCTATTGATGAATGTATGACTAAACTAAGAATGTTAGTGCAAGAACAAAAGATACATCTAATGTTGGTATCACATTTACGAAGAGGTACATCTGATTCCGGTCACGAAGAGGGAGCCGTCGTAAGTCTATCACAACTGAGAGGGTCAGCTGGTATTGCCCAACTATCTGATATGGTTTTTAGTTTAGAAAGAAATGGTCAACACGACGACGAAGATATACGAAACACAACAACAATAAGAGTTCTTAAAAATAGATTCTCCGGAGAGACCGGGCCTTGTTGTTGGTTGAAGTGGAATAAAGACACCGGTCGTATGTCAGAGTGTGATGCACCGGTTACTCGTAACAACAATAGAAGAAATACAAAAAGAAAAAAGAATGTCGTAGACGACTTTCAGGATATGCCGACTAATGGATTCAAAGTTTAAAACAGTTGTACTTGATATAGAGACTGACAATCTCAATGCCACTACAATTCATTGTGTGGTTGTACAAGATTATGATACCGGAGAAATGTTATCGTTTGTAGGTGAAACAATCCCGACTAAATTAGTAGGGTTTATTAATAGTGATCCGGAACGAAAGTATATTATGCATAATGGTATCTCGTTTGATGCACCGGTTCTTAACAAACTCTTAGGTGTAAAGATAAAGTTATCACAGATACTTGATACTCTTATTATCTCACAAATGATCAACCCACATATAGACGGAGGGCATAGTCTTAAAGCTTGGGGTCAACGATTAGATGGAGAGGGTAAGATAGATTATGATAAAGGTTTTGAGCATTACTGTGAAGAGATGCTTACCTATTGCAAAGCTGATGTTGATTTAACAAGACGATTGATGCAACACTTACGACCACAGATTTCTAAGTTTAGTAATGAGTCAGTTAGACTTGAACATAAAGTTAAGATGATACTTAATTGGCAAGAGAGAGAGGGTTTTTATCTGGATACTAAAAAAGCTTTTGGTCTTATGGGTAAACTAGAGGACGAGTCAAACATAATTAAAGATAATTTACAAAAGATATTCCCACCTATAACTCATAAAAGAATTTCAGAAAAGACGGGTAAAGAATTGAAGAGTAAGATTGAGGTATTTAATCCGGGATCACGAAAGCAAATAGCTTCACGACTTATGGAACTCGGTTGGCAACCTCGTAAGTTTACACCAACAAAGCAACCAATCGTTGATGAAAAGATATTAAGTGGTCTTAATTATCCGGAAGCTAAAGAGGTGTCCCAATATTTACTGTTACAAAAAAGAGTATCGCAAATAAAAAGTTGGTTAGATGTAGTGGGTAGTGACAATAAGGTACACGGACGAGTCTTTACTCTTGGGTGTGTGTCTCATAGAATGTCACACAATAGTCCTAATATGGCACAAGTTCCGGCTAGTTATTCACCATACGGAAAAGAATGTAGAGATTGTTGGACAGTTAGTGATCCTGAAAAGTATTGTTTGGTAGGATCAGATGCCAGTTCTTTAGAGTTAAGATGTTTTGCTCATTACATTAATGATCAGAAGTATACAGAGGAAGTAGTACACGGAGACATACACAGTTACAATCAAAGATTAGCTGAGTTACCTGACAGACCAACGGCAAAAACATTTATCTATGCCTGGTTGTATGGAGCCGGAGATCAAAAAATTGGAGAGATAGTTGGTGGTGGTATTGAAAGAGGTCGTCGACTCAGAGAGAAATTTATGGATGCAATTCCAGCCATAAAACGATTAAGAAATTATGTGGATCAATCAGCTCGTAAAGGAATTGTAAAAGCTATTGATGGTCGGTATCTTATTGTTCGTAATCAACACTCAGCTCTTAACACTTTGTTACAAGGAGCCGGTGCTATTGTTTGTAAACAATGGTTGGTTAACATAATTGATTTAATGAAACAAAAAAAGATAAAGGCTAAGCCGGTAGCAAACATACACGACGAAGTTCAGTTTGAAGTTCTTAAAGAACAAGCAGAAGAATTTGGTAACATAACAAAGGAGGCAATGAAATGTACTGAAAAGCAACTTTATTTTAAATGTCCGTTGGACAGTGAATATAGCATAGGTAAAACGTGGAAAGATACTCACTAGGTGTGTTGACAACTGCACACTTATGTTATAATAATTATCGTATTATTAATATAGTCTTTAGATAACTAAAGACACCAAGAAAAAAGGAGTAAATTATGCCAATGATAAGTGGTATATCTTATTGGGCGAAAGTCCACAAACCAGCAGTTGATGATTATAATCCAGACGGAATATATTCTATTGATGTAGCTATTGATTCTAAAACTGAGGCACAACTAAAAAAGTTAGGTCTTGGTAAAAGAATAAAAAATAAAGAAGATGATCGTGGTAACTTCATACAGATCAAGAGAAAAGTAAAGAAGAGAGATGGTAGTATGAACACACCGGTTAGAGTTGTTGATGCTCAAAAGAATCCAATCCCAGAAACAACTTTGATAGGCAACGGATCAAAAGTAAATGTATTGTTTGATACTTACGACTATGATGTTGCCGGTAACAAAGGTGTAGGTTCAGCATTAAAAGCTGTGCAAGTTATTGATCTTGTATCTTTCAAGGAAGAACTTGGAGATCTACCTAAAGTTAATGGTGGGTTTCAAACATCAGCTGACACTAATTCACAACAAACGAATAGCCAAGCTTCTAATAAAGATGGCTTGGATGACGAGCTTCCCTTTTAGTAATTTAATTATTTACTAGGGAATAAATGGTGGCTAGGTTTTTGTATCTCACTCACTCACTTTTCCTAGTCACCTTTTTTTTATGGCTGATATAAAAACTCTCGTTGACGATATTTATAAACTCTTTGATAAAAATAATAAAACTCCTTCAAAAGAAGATCTTGATATGTTTGGCAAAAATGTATGTGAATCTATAAAGACTTATCTTACAGAAGATAATAAAGACAAACCTCGTAAATTAAGAATGTCTAGTCTTGGTAAACCAGCTCGCCAACTGTGGTATGAATTTTATAGACCAGATTTACGAGAACATTTACCACCCTATGTTAAAATAAAATTTCTATATGGTCATATACTTGAAGAACTACTATTATTATTAGCTAGAACGTCAGGACATAAAGTAACTGACGAACAAAAAGAATTAACACTTGACGGAATACATGGACATCAAGATGCAAACATAGATGGGTGGGTAGTGGACGTTAAGTCAGCTTCTAACTATGGGTTTAAAAAGTTTAAGGGAAACAGTTTAAACAGTGAGAACGATTCATTTGGTTATCTCTCACAGATAAAGGCTTATGGTGAAGCTCAAGGTAATGACAAGCTATCTTTCTTAGCTATCGATAAACAAAGTGGAGCTTTAGCTTTGTGCATTCCGGATGACAAAGAGTACCCGGATATAAGAAAAAGAATAGCTGACTTAAAAAAATATTTATCAGATAAAAAAAATAAACCTCCTCGTTGTCATGAAGATGTAGAAGATGGATCATCAGGTAATCGTAAGCTATGTGTCGAATGTAGTTACTGTGCATTCAAAGTTGATTGTTGGCAAGATGTAAATGATGGAAGTGGATTGAGAAAATTTATTTATAGTAGTGGACCTCGGTGGTTGACTGTGGTGAAGAAAGAACCAAATGTTATGGAAGATCTTGCTTAATGTTAAAGTATAGATCAAAGTTTGAAGAGCAAGTGTGTGGTAAACTTATACAACAAAAGATTAAATTTAAGTATGAACCAATTAAAATTAAATATGTTATTCCAGAAACAAACCATACATACATACCTGATGTAGTCTTACCAAATGGTATTATAATTGAGATAAAAGGTAGATTAACAAAACAAGATAGGTTCAAACATTTATACATACAAAAACAAAAACCGGAATTAGATATTCGTTTTGTGTTACAAAATTCTAAAGTAAAACTTTACAAAGG